AATAAAAAATTTATTGCTGTTACGTGTCATCACGATGTAGAAGACTGGTTGTTACCTGATTGGGTATTAAATACTGACAATATGGAATTTATTAAAAAAAAAAATCTGAAAGACCAAAAATTAAATGCGACATATACCAAGTCAAAGAAAAAAAATATTATTGGGAATTTTTTAGAAAGCATCATTATTTAAATGATAGTTTTAATTCGGCAGCGATGGTTTATATTCTAATGGTAAATAATAAAATGGCTGGGTTTAATGCTGTTTTACCATTCCCACATAAAAATTTAAAAAATGCATACAGAGAAAGTCGATTGGTAATTCTTCCTGATTTTCAAGGAATCGGGCTGGGTAGTTTTTTTTCAGATTATATTGCTGAACGATATAAACAGCAAAACAAATTATTTTATTCAACAACAAGCAATCCAGCTTTAATAAGATATAGACAAAAAAGTAAAAAATGGATAATTAAAAGAATAGGACGGGTAAATGAAAATAAAAAAAGCAAAATAAGCAAAGGGTTATCTAAAAATAGATTAACTGTTAGTAGCAAATATGTTGGAAATGATGAATTGACGGCTAAGGGGTTAAAAGTGAGTGTTAAGTCATGAATTCATTAGATAACATAATAAAAATAATAATAATAATATTATTATTTGTCGTATTTATAACATGTGGTACAGGTATGGTGTACAATCTTATTGTTGTTGCTAAAGAATTACAAGAAGGCCAAGTTTTAGTTGGCAACATAATGAGTATGGTATGTTTTGGAGTTTTGTTTTGGATAGTTGGTCAAAACTTCACAAATAGAATTTGGATGTTATGAATACATTAAACGTGAGTGTTAAGTCATAATGCGTTTCTCTGATGACCCATGTTATAGATGCCGTGGCAATTTAATAATCGATTTGGAATCTTATAAGGGAAAAATGTTAAAAATTGTTTATTGGCCGTATCGGTTTATTCAAAAATTTTTTGTTCGTGATTTAGAAAAAAGAGAAATTGAACTAAGTAATCAGATTCAAGAGCTTAATAAGTTCAAACATGTTAATGTTGATGCAATTAATAGTAATACTTTTAATAGCCTTGAGAGATGCTTTTCTCAAATGCAAAACAGAATAAATAAACTGCGGGTTCCTGATGACTTCACTGAAGAGTTTCAATTTATATTTGATTTGAAGCATGATTTAAATGAATTTGAGAAACACTATAATAAAATTAAAAAATTACCAAAAGAGGTGGTGACAAGTAATGCCATACGATAAAGAAGAGAATAGAAGAAAAGTGTATCAGATATGTCTTGAAACATTAGAAAAAGAAGATGTAACAACAATTGAAGATTTAGTTACTTTTTTGCCTATAGGTAGAGATACGTTTTACACATATTTTCCTACTGACTCGGAGGAATTCGACATAATTAAAAGAGCAATTAATAAACGAAAGGTTAAAACCAAGCAGTTACTGCGTAAAGTATGGAGAAGCCAAAATTCATCACCCGCAGAGCGTATATTTTACTATAAGTTGCTAGCGAACAAGGAAGAAAAAGAGGCTATATATGATACCAGTATCCGAGCACAAACCGAAGCCCCAAAACATGAAATAACGTTAAATTTAGTAAAGGAGGAAAAAGATGAATAAGATAATTAGAGATAACCAAATAGCTGTTTTTAGGGGGTGGGTAGGATATAAGCAATTATTAAATAGCCCATTTTTAGTGCATTGGTTTAAATATGGCGATGAGGAGCTGCTAGATATAGTCGAAAAACGAAACGCTTTAAAAGATGAAATTCAAAAAGATTTAAAGCTTGATATTTATATATCTCACCACAGCACCCCTGGGGCCATGATGGTTAATCCTGATGTAAAGCAACGGCCAGAATATAGGCGTATCGTAACCCAAAATAGACTTATATTTCAGCATGCAACTAAAATCATAAAAAGCCAAATTAGTATATTTAATGAAGATAATAAAAATATAATAGAGGAATTAAAACTCTTTGGTTTAGATGTTGAAAAAGAGTTTAGCTATGCTTTGTGTGAGCTGGGAACAGAAAATGTAGATGTTTTATGGCAAGTTGATAGTGATATAGAATTTAATAAACTGTAAAAAGGAGTAAAAAAATGGAGTTAACTGAAGAGCAAATGAATGACATAAACGAAGTAATAAAAAAAAACTAGAAGAAGCTGGGTTTTCGTTGGAGACTGTCAATGATGACTTAAAGAATGATCATGAAAAGGAGTAAAAAAATGTCAAAAGTTATGCAAAAACATAGAGCAATAATACAAGAGTTAAGAGCTAGGGTTATTAAGGATAAGGGGCAATTAAATGGTGCACTCACCGCAGAACATAAAGACAGCTTTAATAAAGCTATTGGGATTTTAGATGAGATTGACAAACAGTTTGCAATTTCTATGGCCGAAGACGAAAAGCAAAACGCTCAAGAAAAATTGGATAAATTAAATGCTTGATATTATATTTAATGACCTTTGGAATAGTTTTCATTTATTGCTTACTTGTGCAATCATAAGTGCTACTGTAATCATAAATACTTTTGTTGCGTTCAGGGTGATGTACATGGTAAAGAACTATCGTGACCCAATACAGGCGTTTAAGAAAGAGACAAGCGAACTTGAAGCGGTCTTAAAAAATCAAAGGGATTATGACAACCTCAACGCAGTTTAAGTGGAAGATTGGTGCTACGTATGAGTTTAAAGATGTAGTCGGGGCTTATACATTACTAGGATTGGATGGAAGCACTAATTATAAGTACACTTATGCGGTTTTTGTATCGCAAGAACAAAACAAGCGGCGACGAATCAAGGCGCAACGTGCTAAAGAATTGTTAAAATATGAAGGCAACACTGAACTATAATCAATCTGTAATATTTAATGCCATATTTAATTCAGATATGACAATGAAAAAAGACTGCCCAAGGGAAATTGCCTTTTGGGGCGGTTATGGTAGTGGTAAATCTTGGGTTTCAATACTAATAGCGTATTACTTATGTTGCAAGCATCCTAACGTACAATTACTGATGACGCGGTATAGTTATCGGCAGCTTAAAGATACTTGTATTGTTCAGTTTATAGAGGCATTCCCACCAGACCAATATGGATACACGCACATGAAGGCAGATCATGAGTTTCATTTTCCTAATGGCAGTAAAATTATATTTAGATCATTTGACGATCCTCGTAAAATATTATCTAGTAGCTATGACGCTGTCATTATGTGTCAGGCGGAAGAACTAAAAGAAGAGCATTTTTTAGGTGCGCTCGGTCGTTTAAGAGGGAAGGCTTTGCCAGTTAAGTTAATATTTACAGAGGGGAACCCACGTTACGGTTGGTGTAAAAAGCGTTATCATGATGACCAGCCGCCTAAGGACTGTTTGTATATAAGGGCAACAACTTATAGTAACAAAAAAAACTTACCTATAGACTATATTAAAAACATGGAAGAGAACTACCCTCCAAGTTACATACAGCAATTCTTGGAGGGCAACTGGGATTCAACACAGAATGCGGTTTATGACCAATTAATGAGTCACCACATTATACCTAAACAACAGATACATAATCATTGGTATAAATGCATTGGGCTAGATCATGGCACGCGTGTTGATACCAGCATAGTGTTTATGGCCAAAGATGAATCAGGCCGTATTTATATATATGATGAATGGCACAAGCCACAGCCAACAATTGATGAAATTGTGACAGCGTGTCACAAATACGGTCCACAGCCAATAATTGCCGATTACAGCATGAAAGTACAAGATCGTGATTATGGCTCATGGTGGAATGATTTGAAATCACATGGCCTTAAGTTAATCGAGGCCGTCAAAGAGAAGTCAGGGAATATCCTATTAGTTAATCAATTATTATTTCAGAACAAACTATTCTTTTTTGAAAATATCCCATACGTGATTGACCAGCATAAAAACTATATGTATGTGGACAAGTTACACGCTAACGATGACCAGTTCAAGGTCATAAAAAAGAACGACCATTCATGTGATGCTGTTCAATATGCGGTTAGACATTTAAAGAATGTTGAAGTTAAAGATCCAAGTGCTAAATGGGCAATGATTAATGATGGGCCTACTTTGGATGATTACGTGAAAGGGAAGGTTTAGAAATGGATAAAAAATTTGAAGACATGTTTCCCGATAGAGAAATTATTGAGGCTGATGATTTAAGTAAACATACAGTGACTTATTGGGCTGACTATTTATCAGTAGACGAAGAACTTGGCGTATGTAGTAGTACTGTAGAAAAAGAATTAACAATCGATAAAGAAACGCATAAAGAAGAATTTGTAAAAATGGAGCAACAAAAAATTAAAAAATTAGTCCATGACATCCTGACAAATGTATACCTGGATTCATCAAATGACGCTCAAAGTGTAATAATCAAAAGATTAAAGCTTTATTACTATAAACATGAGGTTATCCCTACTTTTACCCAATACCAAGAAATAGAATACACAATAACAGATTTAGATCTAAAAAATAAAAGATGTTTTCAAATGCTTCTTGCTATCGATACCATAGAAAAGCTTTTTGATGTAAATTCCCAAGATTATATATGTAAAGATAAAAAAATATCTGATGTACGAACTCAAATAAAAGAAGATTTTCATAAAGCATTTGATGCCTTGCATATCAACGAAAGTATAATTGAACTTTATTTATTTGAATTAACCATTTCTTTGGATAACAAAACCCAAGCAGGGCTATATAAATACACTTCTTTCAGGTGTTGGTGGGTTTTGGCGAATAAAAAAGAGCTTTTTAAAATGTATATAAAAAAAGGAGGATCTAAAAATGCCTTGTCATTATGAACATGATAGAAAACCTACGGCTTTAGATAATATTAAAAATAAAATTTTAGACGAAATAGCAAAGGCTAATTATACAGATGATAATGGTGATTATTTAAGATGCTTAGATGCTTCCGAACATAAAAATTGTAAAGAGTTTATGCTAAAAGTAGTAAAAAAAGAACTAGAAGATAATTGGAATCTTAACTCACTTTTTGAAGCCTCTGAAAAATTAAAAAATGATGTTGATTTTTTGTTGCAAGTAGCAAAATTAATTAAATCAGTTAAATATCATACAACTAGAGGTTATGAATTATTAGAATATACTGATCCTAGTGAAGATACTATTAATAAAATTACAAATTGTAAAAAAACATTAATACAATTTTTAGAGTTAGGCGTTCCATTATTAGATAAAGCACCTCAAAAATTTTTAGACGACAAAGATGTTGTAATGGCATCAGTAAAATATAATAAAAGCACTTTAACATTTGCATCAGATAGATTAAAAGATGATGAAGATGTTGTGCTAAATGCAATAAATAGTGAATTTACAGATTTTATGCTTGCGTCTGATAGGCTTAAAAACGATAAGAAATTTATTATTAAATGTTTGAAAATATCTGGGGGAGTATTGCAATTAGTTGCAACGAAATTTAAGTCTGATAAAGATGTAGTGACGCAAGCAGTAAAAACTGACTATTGGGCAATACAATATGCATGTTCTAGTTTGCAAAATGATATTGAGCTTAATTATTTAGCGTTTAAAGATAACATTGAGAACTTTCATATAGCAACCCCTGATATAAAGCTTAAAGCTCTAGAATTTCTTTACGAAAATAAGAAAGGAAAAGTTTAAAAATGAATAAAAACAAAAAAAAGAAACCAAAAAGATATTAAAAAAAGGAGAATAAAAAAATGAATAATAATATTGAACAAGCGATAGCAGTAGTTGAAGCGAGAATGGCAAAGGCCTTGAAATCAGTCAACGATTCTATAGATTCACGCATCGCGACCACAGTCAAAACTCAAATAGCCAATTCTATTGAATTTAACGTTAATAATCATTTAAAAGCTATAAAAAACATTACAGTTGATAACCCACTAAGTGTTGAGCAGTTGACGCGCTTATACAACGACGTATACCAGAGTTTACAAGATTTAAAAATCAATGCTAATGGATACGGTTTGTATGACCAAATGCAACAATTAAATAACACAGTGCAAAACAGCCAGGCACAAGTGCAGGAACTTTCAAACAACGTAAAAAAGCTCATTGATGATAAATACATCAAAACAGATATAACAAAAAAAGAACTATGGGATTTGTATAGCTTAACAAAGTCAACACAAGACGAGCTTGCACAGCACTTTAAAGTCAGTATTCCAACGGTTTACAAATGGTTAAATTGCCAAACAAAAGATATTAAAGCGCAAAACGAATTAAAATTGTACTTAGAAAAAAAATTGGAAAAACAAAAGGAAGCTTTAAATGCCTAGTTACGATTTTAAGTGCAAGTCATGCGAGCATGTATTTGAGAAGTTTTATAGCGTACATGATGAACATCGAGCAAATTGTGTAAAGTGTCTTAGCACACATACATTTCGCTATATGGGCAATAATAGCGTGTCTGTGCATGGGTTTACTACATTTCCCGACCCTCGCGGTGGAAACGAAAGGTTAACACTTAAAGAGATAAGGCAAATTGAAAAACGTGACAATTTAGTTTACGGAAATTCCGAAGACATAAAAAAAGAAGCAAAAAAAAATTTGGAATATAACGAAAAAAAGACTAAGCAAAAGTTAGAAAAAATCATAGATAAGAACGTCACCCAAATTCATAAAAAATATAATAGTTAGGATGAAAATGAAAAAACAAGAATATATTTACAAGGGCATCGTCAAAAAGGTGCTAGATGGCGACACCTACGACATCCTATTTGATTTAGGCTTCCACAATTACTGGCAAACCAGAGTACGCCTTTATGGTGTTGACGCATATGAAAAATCACTGCGTAACGGAACAACCCCAGAGCAAAAAGATTTAGGCTTAAAAGCCAAGGCCTTGTGCGAAGAGTTACTGCTGAATAAAAAAGTAGTCGTAGAAACAATACAAGATAAAAAAGGAAAATACGGCCGATATCTAGTTAATGTATATATTGATGGCGATTCTGTAGCTGACCTACTGGCTGAGAAAGGATATTTAAAAAATGTTTAATTTTATAGGGAATTTACTTGGGGGCGTAGTTAATACCGTTGGCGATGTAGTTAAGAAAGACCAAGCCATAAAAGAGATCAAAGAAAAAGGAAAGCTATCTATCGCACAAGCTCAAATTGATTTAGATTTAGCTAAATTGAAGTCACAAATAAAACAACAAGAAACGCAAGCGGCCAATGATATGACCTATGATATGCAAGTACTTAAAAACAGGCGTGAATCATTAATAGATGAATTTATTATACTGGGGTTTTTTGTGATTATGATTTTGACTTTCATTCCAGAAACACAAGCAACAATGGCAGAAGGATGGCGCGCACTTAATAACACCGCATGGTGGTTTGAATTTGGCATTGTTGGGATCCTTGTTTCAACACTAGGTTTAAAAGATGTGTTAAGAATATTTATTGGTGGCTCAATCGATAAACTTAAAAAAAAACAGTAAATGACCAAAACGTAACAAATTCTAAAATAGCCACTACTAAAACGGAATCTAATATAAACCGGTCGAATTCGACCCCTTTAAAATATGACTTGCTGTTTGACGTTAAAGATACATTTGCTAATGCTAAACTTGGGTTTTTATGTATAGAGAGTAATAAATATTCTTGCGTTAGCGGTAAATATGGATTAGGGGCACTTCCAAAGGGGATGTACATAATAGACAAATGTTACAAACTAAAGGCGATTAAAGGAAAAACAGAGTCGTATACAGGTACAGACTTCCCATGGGTAGCTAAACTAACACCACAATTTAAAACAGATCGCACAGGCTTATTAATACATCCAGACGGCGGTGTGGAAGGCACTAGGGGATGTATAGGTATTAAGAATAAAGACGTGCAAGCC